TAACAGCATCCTTATCGGCAGGAGATAATGTATCGAGTATCTTCTCGTCAATAATTTTGTTTTTTATTGCATCAGCATACGCACCAATTGCTGTTGGGTCAAGAGTTCATCTGTTCCCCTCAAATTGAATAGGTCGTTTCTGACTATCGAGCATCAATGCTCCATTTTTATCTACAAAGTAGCCTAATTCCTGTGATTTATCTAGGTCTGCATTACTTACTATCTCAGCACTATTACTGATAGTTTTGAGGAGATTATTCATCGCTTCTGCACCACTTGTAGCATTCTCTTGGTTCAATTTTATGATTTCTAACTGGTTTTCGTAGTTAGCTTGGTCGATATTCGCTTGGACATTCGCTATATTTGTACGCATAGCACTGATAGCTTCTGCATCTGCTCCCTCTTGTTCCATTCGATATGCCATGAGTTCTAGGTCTGCCTTAGCCTTAGCTTGTGTTATAGTTGTTTCGATGTTTTTAGCTATCTCATCTCGTTTATCGAGAGCAAGTGTAGAACGTCAGAACCCAGAGAAAGAGAGTCAAGAGTTCAATGTTTCCATTCTCTTCGCTCCTTGTGCCTCTATTTCTGCCTTTTGTGAAGCAAATTGACCTGCAATATTCTCTCCATATTTCGCAACGAGGTCTGCTGTTTCTTTCTTCCTACGTTCTGCTTCGGTGTTCATTTGTTCTGTGAGTACATCGAGTTGTTTTTGATTCTCCTGTGCTTTCTTTTGTGCAAAGTATTCAGGTGTTCACTCAGGGAATACAGTTGTTGATGGTTCTGTGGTGGTTCTTTGCGATGTTCAGTCTTTGAAGACTACATTGTATGTTCCATCGGGATTACGCACGCTAGAGGCGATATTTTCTCATGGTTGTACGAGTTCGGTAGAATAGGTAGTTTTACCAGATGATGCCCCAGTACCTCCGAATATCTTATCCATTGTCTCACCAAGTCCTATTCTTGTTTGTAAATACTTCGCAAATCGTCTATCCTCATCAGTGACTTCTCATGGAAGTTTAGTCCCGATAGTCATATATTGAGCTTTCAATTGCTCAGGTGTCATAGTTGTAAAATCTACTGCTTTTGGTGTAGTCGCTGGTGGTGTGCCTATAACTGGCTTATCAGTTGTAGCGATGGTTGGTTTAGGCGTGCTAAATCCTGTCACACTAGGTGGCAGTATATTTGCCTCTCAATAACTAGCTCATGCAGGAGCTGTAACTTCACTTGGTTTGATAGTTGGTGCTGGTGCTATTGTTGTTTGAATTGGTGGAGCTGATACTATACCTTGTTTCTCTTGTAAAAGTCTCTGAATCTCCTCAGGTTTTTTACCAGATTTGTATGCTGCGAGATTTATTTCTTGTTGTGTAGGCATAGATTTATGATAAAGGAGTTACCCAGACTGTAATTCATGATGCTGTTCCAGTCACAGACCAAGTTGCTCATGATTTAACAGGAAAAAATATTGAGTATGTCAATGTACCGCTACCACCCGTGTAAGAGTTAGATGCTACAGTATTTCAGTTAGATGTTCCTATCAACGTACCATTACTACCATAAGCATTAACAAAAATATCAGTTGATGCTGTTCATGATGTTGTTCAGCTTGTTGATGTTCCTAGTGTTTCTGTTGGTAGATTAGTCAAAGCAGACCCATCGATAGCCGGTAAATTACCCTCTAACATGGTAGCATCTATTTTTCCGTTAGCTTTTAGTCTGTATACTTTATCATTTGCACTGGTAGCACTTGTGTCATCATTTGTTACATACTTATTACTTGTACTAGGTGTACCACTTGTACCAGCGAGAGCATCGTATTTAGGATTGTCTGTTATGAGGGCTACTGGGTCTCAGGCAGGAGCTACGTCTGTCTTGATTTTACCAAGAACTGTTGTACTAGCAGTAGGCTGTGTACTTCCAGCAGCGACAGCACTCCAAGCACCTCCGATATATTGGTTTAATTCTCCTGTTGTAGAGTTATAAATAATCATTCCATTCGATGCAGAAAGAGCATCTCTTTGTACTGTCGTAAGGGAGAGTAATTTTATACCTGCGTGTGTAGTCCCAGAGAATTGAAGTAGTCCTGTCATTGTACCGCCTGTATCATCGAGCTTACTATTGATAGCTGTTTGAATATCTACCCAGAATTGATAGTTATCTGAAATTATTACCTTACTTCCTGTCGCATGAGATGATGCAGGAGCGGTACTATTTATCCCCAAACCTTTTAAAAGAGTAACATTCGAGACTGTGAGGGTGTTTGCTGTGCTATCGTAATCGGTAATCTCAGCAATCTGCATGTTTGTCTTTCATGGATTGACTACGATGTATGTATTTGTTGTTGTTGGAGTGTAGCTAGGTGTATCGAGTACATAAACTGTACCGACAGCACCATTCCAGTCTTGTGCTAGTTGTGTTTCAAATCAATCTTCGAGAGGGATTATTGAGAGGTCTGACATATTATGCGTAATTATCAAATAGGGATATGACTTCTTTGTTTACTTCGACTCTCATCTGTTCCAAAGAGAAAACAAGAGGAGTTTCTGATGAGCTTATTCGTATTCCGAGTTCTTGACCAGTTACCTCTACAGGTATTCTAAGACTAAACTCGTAAGTATCAATACTATCTGATAGGTTTCCACCTCATCCTATAGATAGGTTTCCAATAGGAGAATTTCAGACAGGATATGGACTAGCATTTACCTCGATAAAATCATCTGTTATCTGACAAGTTGATACGACTTCTCAATCCATGTATATATCGAGTGTAGCCTCCTTTTGAATAGACTTTCTACCACGAACTTGTACCCAACTGATAGTCTTCCAGTCATCTGTACCAAACTTAGTACGATAATCACAGAGCCATTCTATGTCTACTCCGTTATCGCTGTATCATCGCTCAAATTCCAAGACTTGTCAGCCAGTGTTAGGAGCAAGTAAGTATCGGTATTCTCAATCACTGTCAATATAAGTACAATAATCATTGAGTGTGGGGATAGAATATTTAGTAAAAGCACCAAACGATGACGACCATACTACTGTTGTGTCAGTAGTACCTACATTATTCGCATCAAAAGAGAAATAATAGTTGTTGAGGAGGGGGGCGTAGAGTGAACAGTTTGTCTTGTATGAGCTAGGTTGAATACTTGCAAAGAGTTCTCGTATGTTTTCTGAAAGTATTTTAGTCCCGAGAGCCTGAGTGCCGCTGATTGCACTCGTTTGTTTGAGTGTATCAAGTCCAAACTCATTGAAAAATAGAAGTGAACCTTCGACATTCTGGATACTACGGTGCGACTGAATACCACTTCGAGAGTCTATAGGCGTGCTCGATGGTGCAGACACGTTGATAGAATATATCTTTTGTGTCTTACCTGCACAGATGAACGACCCTAGTTCTTTGATAGAGTTGATTCGTCAGTTCTCATCACCACCGACTACTACGAGATTAGCTGGATTGTTTGCATCACTTGCTGCTGCACTTGTGTAATAGAGGGTATTAGGTACTGAGTCTACACCGGCACCGAAAATACGGTCACCCATGTACTGGATATATCGAAACTTAGGCGTACCTGCGTATTCTGTATAGGTCGTTCCGTCCCACTTTGCGTAATTATTAATACCGTCACACATGTAAATAACATTCTTGTACACTGCAAAGCTCCATTTAGTCCTAGTGACTCCATCAGCTTCAAACTTTGTTAGTCATGTTTTGATAGATGACCAACTGTTCGTACCCTCGACATACTTATACATTGTATCACCGGCAACACCAATTAAATACCGAGCACCTGTATCGTCTCTTTGAAAAAAGAATAATGAGGTAAATGGGTCACTCCCTACACTATCTCAGAAATTTGTAGTACCTCGTCTAGTTTCTAATGCTCACCTACGATTGTAGTACATGTTTACAATATCAGCGAACTCATCCTCTTTACGGATGCTTTCCTTACTTGTGTTAATCCCTCAGGTAAGTGAGTTGAGTTCTTTGAGCATTATCGTTGTGTTCTAAAAGTAGTCTTTCCTCTAAATCTTGCTTTTCCTGTGTGTAGTTTCTCTTGGTTGTACGCTTGGAGCTTATTGATAGCGTTCTGTGTATTGCCTCTGAGTGTGTACTCAGCTATATAACTAGCATAAAGAGCGATGAGGAGGTCGAATCTCGTAGGTGTTGTAGCATCTTGTACTGAACTCAGTGTAGGTCGGTATCCTTTGTAGAATATGTTAATCGTATAGCTTGCATCTGGTATGTCTATGAATCCAATATAGGGTCATGTACTCTTTTCACGAAGATAGTACATAGTTGGTTTACTTTGTGATGTTCTACCGCTTGTAAATTCAAATGTAGATTGTTGGAGTGGGAAAGTATCTATTAGGACTCCATCGTCTGCTATCGTCACAAGAGTAGTAGGGAGTGCATATTCTTGTGTACCACTTGTTATAGCGAGACTTTCTTTCTCATCTAAGAGTAATCCCATTTCATTCTGTACATGCTCGTATGCTTGTTTGATATAGTTATCCAATTCATCATTGCCGAATACTCTTCCATTAGGGTCGAACCTATACTGCTGTCGGGTGAGTGTGCGTAGGCTTGATAGTGTAGACATATTATTTTAGTAATGCTTGTAATTGCTCGTCAGTCATACTTGCCAACTCTTGTGGAGTAGTCTCTATGTTGAGGTTCTTATTCTCTGTTTCTTGTTTATCACTGTATCAATGCTTAGTGAGCATGAGTTTAGCTATGGTTGGGTTATAGGTTCAAGCAAGCCCATTGTTAAGCAATCTTTTAGCTTGTTCTGAGCGTATTTCCTTGATGATGTCAGAAAACTGTTCTTTACCTTCCTCATTTTCCCATTGATATATAGTTTCTCTTGTTATGCCTGTTGCTACTGATAGCCCCTCTATGCTTGGTATGTTTACTACTGTTTTATTATCTTCAAAAATATCGACACATCATTTAAGATATGCCTTAGCTTTCTCTACTATCTCTGGTGTGTAATCTGTTGGTCTACCTCCTGCCATACTATGATAGGGGAAGTCGAATAAAAGTTATTTCCTAGCTGGTCTACCTCGTTTCTTTGGTGTTGGTTTATCACTGAGCAATTCTTTGAGATTATCTGATGCTGTTTGTACTTCAACTTGTTCTAGATTCTTTATTTCTTCGTCTGAAAGATTTGTAATCTCTTCTGGTATGAATGCTTCCATCTTAGTATCAAAGATTACTTTCTTTTCCCCTGCTGGAGTTGCGTAGAACTCATCTACCTTATTCTGTTCCTCTTCACGTTCAGCTCGTTTCTTTTCTTTCTCTGGTCGCTTTTCATTAGCTACCTGTGCTATCTCTAGGTTCTGTCTTTCTACTTTTGTCACTTCGTCGAGAGAGTGGATACCTGCTCACTTCTTGAAAGGGAGTCCTTTATGTACTCCATTTACATCCCATTCGATACCTGCTGGGTGGAGAGTAACATCTGGGTCAATAACATCCACACAAACTATCTGACGAGAGTGTTTACCCATAACACGCCAAAACTCCTTTGTAGGAGTCATTTCGCTAGGGACAATCAATCAGTTGTTTTCGAGTTTTTTGTATTGCATATTCTTATTATATTTATTCCTTTTCTATTACAAGAGAATTAAAATCTATTTCAGTGCCTACGCTCTTTACTGTGTTCTCCCCTTTCTTAGTTTCTTTGTATACTCCTTGTCTTACTCGGACTGTGTACCCGACATCTAGGAGGGCTTTAGCGAGGTTCATTGCTGACTTGTGATAGTTTCCTTTGACTATTCAGACATCCTTTCCGAAAGTAAATATACATCCATCAATATCGAGAGCATCATCCTTTTCTGGGCATTTGATTATTCGTATTGTGTGCATGTTATTATTGTATTGAATTAGCTTTAAAATCAAGTGATTTATTGCAGATAAGTAAGAAGTTAGTATCTGTATCTTTGAGCATGTCGTGAATATCTTTTCTGAGTTCTTCTAGCTCTTCAAATGGAATTCTGTTTATAACGTTGTATTTGTGGTCTCAGAATGGTATTACGTCTATTTTGTTATAATTATGAACGTATGCCCCTTTATTCATGAAATAAGAGGTAATCCAGTCAGTTCAATCATAGACAGGAGAGAAACAGATACTTATTTTGCAAGTCATACCTTTTTTAGTTCTTCCTTGTAGAATAATTCTAATTGGAGTCGGAGCAAGTCTAGTAATCCTTGGTTCATAGCTCTTCTCTTATTTTATAAATCTCTACCATCACTTTGGCTTCTTGTATAGAATCGTGGAGATTATCCTCTCTGAGATTCCTGTATGTTTCCATTGACCATATATTGTTTGGCATAGTTTATTTATTTAGTTCTTGGATGGTATATTGGTAGACATCCATTTCTATTGTCTCTGGCTCGCTCTCGGTTACAATATAGGGAGAGTCTTTTGGAGGTGTAAAACTTATTTCATTCATAGCTCTTCTATTTTAGAGAGGACAGCTTGGAGTTCTTCGATTACTAAACCAACTTCTGGTCTTAAATCTACTATGAAATTGTGTTTCGCAATTCTCTCTTTTATATAATTGGTTAGTTCAGACATGGGGGTGTTAGTTAATATATTTAAGTTTAACAGCACGAGTTTTTCAATTATCATCTTCAAAATATGTTATTCTAGCTTTTGAATAGTCTCAATTTATGGCTCTTCAGCTTACTGTAATTTCTTTCTTTTCTTCCATAGTGTTGTTCATAGGTGGGGAGGAT